GTTGGCGATGAGGGGGATGTCTCCTTTCTCCGACTGAACACCCGTCTGCGCCCCGACCAACTCCAGCCTGGCGATGTGGCGGGGTCTGTGAATGGGCGGATGGACGTGGATGGCGCGTGGCAAGTGCGTAAGGGCGTGGACAGCTTTGGCCCCACCCTGACGGCCAATACGGAGGCGCTCATCCTCTCCGCTACCCCGGTCATCAAGCTGTACGGAAGTACTCCGAAGGCCATTTCCTCGGCCACCCGTAGTACATCTACCGTCACCATCACCACCTCGGCCAGCCACGGGTTTAGCTCCAACACGCTGGTTAACATCTACGGCCTGTCGGGATCTGTGGACCCTAACGGCAACCGGCTCATCACGGTGACGGGGAGTGCGACGTTCACCTACACCATCACCGGGGCCACGGGGAGTGAGACCTATGGTGGGACGGGAAATGCCCGCAATCCCGTTCTCTCTGAGACTGCGACGACCGGGGTGTACGGGTCCTGCATCTTCTCCGATCCGTCTTCTACGAATACCCGCTACATCCTCCGCGCTACCAACAAGGAGGTGCTGGCGGTGAATGTGTCCACGGGTGTGGCTACGTCCATCGCCTATCCGTTTGGCGTCACTATCGGCACCCGGGTGGAGATGCTGCAATGCTTTGACAAGGTGCTGCTGTTCCGTCCTAGCGGGTATGCCGCTTTGGAGTGGAACGGTAGCCTGTCCGGCACTCCTGCCTTCACGGTGGTCACCAACGGGACGTACACCCAGCCGGTCTATTTCGACGCGGCGGGCAATACGACCATCACGGATGGCGTAGTCACCGTCACCGCCACCAGCCACGGCTTGTCCGTTGGGGATAAGGTGTACGTCATTGACCGCGGAGCCTCTGAGCTGGAGGAGGGGGACAAGGACTACACGGTGAGCGAGGTGCCGGGGGTCAGTAGCTTTAAGTTTTACGCCCAGGTGAGGGATATGGCGGCCAATCTGGTCGTCATCTCCAAGAAGGTGAGTAGTGGCCGTGGATTCGTCCATATGCCCTCTCCTGAGTTCGGCGTCTACCACCAGCGTCGTCTCTGGGTGCCGTACACCCATAACAGCGGGAATCCCGGTACCTCCAGGAATCGGACGGACGAAATCATCGCCTCCGACATCCTCGACTACAACACCTTCGACCAGCTCCAGAACCAATATCGGATTACTGCTGGAGTGGCCGATTACGTCGTGGGCATCGAGCCCTTTGCAGAGGACAATCTCTTGGTGTTCAACCGCAACTCCATCCATCTCATCCGTGGGGTGGGCGGGGCGCTGACGGATACGACCACTCAACTGATTACGACCGAGGTGGGATGTGTGGCCCGGCGCTCCATCCTTCAGGTGGGTAATCAGGTGATGTTCCTGTCGGATAATGGGGTGTATGCCGCCCAGTTTGGCGACCTCTACAACCTCCGTGGGGCGGGAGTTCCGTTGTCGGAGCCCATCAACAGCCTCATCCAGCGTATCAACCGTAATTACGTTGGAAACAGCGTCGCGGCCTATTTCAATAATAGGTACTATTTGGCTGTTCCGTTGGACAGTTCGACGGTGAACAACGCCATCCTGATTTACAACTTCCTCAATCAGGGCTGGGAGAGCCTGGATACGACCGGCCAGAACGGGTGGGAAATCCAGAACTTCTTGGTCGTGGATAGTGGTGGCCTGTCGAAGCTCTACACGGTGAGTTCGTCGGGCTCCATCCACATCATCGACGAGCGTTCCACTGGGAATGACCGTCTTAGCCTCTTTGCCGGTGTGGCCGCCGCCATCTACCCTATAGCTCCCAGCGTCACCACCCGGCAATATGCCTTTGGTCAGCTTGGCCGGAAGAAGTTCTCCACCTACGAGCTTCACGTAGAGAGTTCGGATTCGGAGAGCAGCGAGGGCACCATCTCCATCGACATCGAGAACCCCGACTTCTCGGAAGCGATGTCCACTATCACCAACTTGAATGGCGAGACATTGGGGGTGGGGGAAGATGCCTCCCTGCGTGGTAGAATCGGCAACAAACGTGGCTACGCCGCCCAAATTGTCTTAACTCCCAGTAATGGGCGTCCCAAGCTCCGGGCGGTGAAGTTGCAGGCGTCCCTCACCGACCCAACCATCACTTCCAAGTCCTAAAATGGCTATCCTGGCTACTGGCAACACCTTCGCGGTTGGGGACGAGCTTACTCACACCAAGCTCAACAACGCCGTCAACAACGCCACGTTTGACACGGGGGCCGTGGACAACGCCACGACTCAGTTGTCGGGCGGGGCGCTCATTGTTAAAGATGGGGGAATCACCCCAGCCAAGCTCTCTACGGGTGGGCCTTCTTGGACGAGTGGAGGGGCTCTGACGGCTACCTCCATCCAGAACTCCCCTATTGGCTCTTCTACGGCCTCTTCCGGGGCTTTTACGACGCTTTCTGCGTCTGGGACTACCTCCATCTATGAGACGGTGGAAAAGGCCGCCATTTCGGGTTCTGCGCTCACGGGAACGGTGGCGTTCAATTGGCTGGACGGAGCGGTGGTTCTGTACACCGCCAATGCGGCGGCTAATTGGACCCTGAACGTCCGTGGGGACGGGTCTACTACCCTCAATAGCGTTCTGGCTACCGGGGATTCCATCACTCTGGCTGTGCTTGCCACCCAAGGGTCTACGGCCTACTACCAGTCTGCGATGCAGATTGATGGCAACTCGGTGACCCCAAAGTGGGCGGGTGGGACGGCTCCGACTGCCGGCAACGCCAGCTCCATCGACGTGTACACCTTCACCATCATCAAGACCGCCTCCTCCACCTACACGGTGCTGGCAAGTCAGACCAAGTTTGCCTAACGCACTAGCAGAGGCTGTTGGGCTCTACGGAGACCTGTTCTCCGCAGCCCACGGTTGGTACACCGCCAATGGATACACTCACACCAGCCCGGAGTGCATCCTTCTCTTCCGGCCCTGCCGCAAATCCAACCATCTACAGCTCTGCCCTTTGGAGGAAGCGGATTGCTGGTGGGTGGAGTTGGCGATTGGCAAGCGGGCACCCGGGGTATTTGCTATCATCTGCCCACATCCTCTTCCCTACGTTGGCTGGCAGCGTGGGGTGAGGGAAGACTACAAGCCCAGATTTTTCCCGTTCCACAAAGCAAAGAGCCTCTATGAGCTTTTCCACCAAGGTAGCCGCCCCTCCTCCCCCGCCAGCTCCTGTTGATCCGGGTCAGGCTTCCCTGTCGTTCATTCAGGCTATGGCCTCCCCTGAGCTTCAGGGGCAGTTGTTCCAGGCTGAGTCCACCTATCGTCCGCAGTATACGGCTCTTAGCCAGCGGGACCTCTACAACACCCTGATGGGGTCGGCTCCGGGGACGGAGGGTGGGTATTACGGCACGTTGGATCTGGCCGCGATGGCGGCTCGGCGGCAGCAAGAGCTTGAGCAGGGGCTTCAGACCAGCGCCACGCAGTTTGGGCTGGGACAGCTTGGCACCTATGCCCCGCAGGCCCGTGAAGCCTATCTGGCTGCCAATCCCGAGATGGCGGCGGCCCTTGCTCAGGCTGCTTCCTTTGGTGGGCGGCAGGCTAGTGGCTATCTGAACGAGATGGGACGGCTGGCGATGCAGCCGGCTGTGCAGGCCCAGATTAGCCCGATGGCGGGGACTGGATTCACCCCCGTCACGGCCCAGCAGCTTCAGGCTGCGGGTACGATGAGCCCTGAGCGGGTGGCGGCGGAGCGCATTGCTGCCGAGCGTGTGGCTGCCGGCCAAGTGCAGGCTGGACAGGTGGGTGCCGGGCTTCTGGGGGAAACCCTCTATCAGCAGGCCCTTCGCAGCCAGCAGCTTTCCCCCCTTTCCCAAGCCCTCCAAGCGCAGGGTCTGGGGATGGCTACGGCTCCGGGACAGATTACCCCGGAAGAGGCCCGTGCAGCCACGCAGGGTGCCCGTGAGCGGTTTGCGGCCACCGGACGGCTGGAGGACATTGCCGGCATTACGGGTGAGGCTCTGGCCCGTGCGGGTGCTTCGCGTGAGGCCCGGATGCAGGATTTGGCGGCTTCTCAGGCCATCAATGCCCAGCTTCTGGGTGCCCAGCAGGCTGGTCAGCAGTTGGCTACGGATGTGTTGCGGGCGGACATTGCCCGTCAGCAGGCCAATGTGGCTACGGGGCTACAGGCGGGGACGTTCAACGTCGAGGCTGCGCTGCGTGCCGCTCAGGCCAATCAGGCCACGGGTCTACAGGCTTCGCAGGCCAATCAGGAGGCGATGCTGCGGGCTGCCCTTGCCAACCAGCAGGCGGGGATGCAGGCCCAGCAGTTCAACATCACCAATCTCCAAGGGATTCAGCAGGCCAATCAGGCGGCCAACCTACAGGCTGCGCTTGCCAATCAGGCGGCGGGTCAGCGTGGGTTTGAGTTCGGGGCCACGCAGAGCCTCCAGTCGCAGCTCGCCAATCGGGAGTTTGCGGCGCAACAGGCCCAGCAGCGGTTTGGCAATCTTGGTGCGGTGCTTGGCTCTGAGCAGGCTATGCTCGGTGCGGATCGTGCTTATGCCCTCCAGCAGGCTGCCCAGCAGGCTGGGGTGACGGCGGCGAGCTTGGGCCTCATTGGCTTCGGCCAGACCCCTGCGGCAATGCAGTTTGGGGCGCAACAGCAGGGCATCAGCGCGGGCCAGATGCAGATGGGTCCGCAGCTCTTTGACCCGAATGCCGGCATCAATCTGGCGCTCCAGAATGCGTCCAATCTGGGCAACTATCAGGCGTCTACCTATGGTGCGCGTGCCGGGGCTCAGGGTCAGATTGCAGGCGCGATGCTTGGGGCCATTGGTAATCTTGGAGGTGCAGCAATCACCAAGTATTGCTGGGTGGCCCGTGAGGTGTATGGCGAGGACAATCCCAAGTGGCTGATGTTCCGCGAATGGCTGCTCACCAAGGCCCCGGATTGGTTCCGCAACCTCTACATCAAGCACGGTGAGCGGTTTGCCGCCTTCCTCCGCACTAAGCCCTCGTTGAAGCGTCTCATCCGCAAGTGGATGGACAGCCGTATCCAAACCCTAGCCCTCGCTTAATATGGCCGTATTCGGACAAGGCATCAACCCCGCTCTGGGTCGGATTGACTACACCCCCTATGCTCAGGGGGCTGTGGCTGGCGCGCAGGGCATTGCTCAGGGCATTGCGGCGCTGGGACAGGGTGCGGCTCAGGGGGTGCAGAACTACCTGAAGCGCAAGGAGGAGAAGCAGCAGGAAGAGGCCACCATTAGCACGATTGGCGGTATCCTGAAACGCAATCCCGAGCTGGCCTCTCAGCTCAATCTCCAGCCCGATGCTACCGGCAACTTTGAAAAAGGTGCTTTGAAGGCGGCCATTAAGGGTGCTGGTGGTCCTGCGAACACGTTGAAGCTTGCCTCGACCTTGGAAGAGCTTGGCGTGGCGCGTCAGGCCCGCCAGCAGCAGGAGCAGGCTGCGTCCTATGCGGCTATGCTCCGTCAGGGTGGTGGACAAGTGCCTTCCCCTGTTAGCAATCAGGCTCTGGCCCAGTTTAGCCCGCAGGCTCGTGTGGCGGGTGAAACGGCCTATCTACAGAACGAGCGTCAGCGTGCGGAGCTGCTCCAGACCCGCGCAGCTACCCAGAAGGCTGAGGCTGAGGCGGCGGCTCTGCGTGCTGGGAAGCCCAAGGGGAATGTCTATGATTCTCCGCAAGCCGGACTGGCTGAGATCAAGCGGCTTACTGATGCCAAACAATTCCCTCCAGGAGTTGTCCCGGTTCTGAAGGCCGAGGGGAATGGCTATGTGATTGAGACCATTGGTGCTCCAACCCCTCCTCCTGGCGTGGAAAGCACCTATGAGCAGCTTGGCGCTAAATCTGCGCAAGCCGCACTGGATGCCTACAAGCAGTCCTTTGCCGACGCCGCCCGCGCTGGGCAGTCAGGGCGCTTGGTTGTGAGCGCGCTCGACAAGGGTGCGACTACCGGGCTGTTCGCTCCCTTCAAGACTATCGGCCTAAAGATTTTGAGTGAGGCCGCCCCTGGCATAAAGCCTGAGTTGTTTGAGCAGGAACTTGCCACCAAGGGCATCGCCGCTTTGCAGGCTTACGGGGCAACCGGCCTTGCCAAGGGGCTTGGCTCTATGTCGAACGCAGACCGCGAGTTCTTCGTTGCATTGTTCCCCAGCATCACCGACACCAAGCAGCTCAACCGCTTCTATGCCTTGATGGCTGCCGAGAACGAGAAGTTTGCCAACGAAGACCGAAAGTTCGTGCGCGAACTTGAGGAAAAGGGTGTTCGTCAGGACAAAATTCTTCGTGAGCTTGAGGCCCGAATCGAGGGCCGAAATGTCGCGCAATCGATTTACGAAAAGGTGACTGGTAGTGGGTTGAGCCCCAAAGCCCAAGGCTATCTCGATTAAAAATGGCTAACACCGTTGACAGGTTGCTCCGTGGAATTGAACGAGCGCGGGCTGCTGGCGACGAGGAGTCGGCCAGGGAGATTGAGGCTGAGCTTAACCGTGTTCAGGCGGCAGCACAGCCTTCTCCCGCCCCGTCTCAACGTCCTGCCGTTTCCGACCAGCCCATAGACCTCACGCAAATTGCCCGCGAGGCTGCGGCTGCTGGACAGCCCATTGCTATGCCCTATGGGGTGCCGGGAAGCCCTATTACGCCTGCCGGCGCTCAGGAGTTCCTTTCTCAGGCCAACCGTCAGATTCCGCCTGCCCTGACGGCAATGCGGATGGGGATGAGTTCTACGCCTCCGGGATTTATGGCTAATTTCGCCGCCACCGGCCTAACCGCCGGCTTGGCTGAATTGGCTGCCCGTTTCGGTGAAGGCAAAGATGTCACCTCCCCAGAGGCTCTGGGTAAGGCTGGGCGTGCGGCGATTGAATACGGCGCTCCTGGCCCCATTCTGGGAGGGATGGCTCGGTTTGGCGGCCAGAACGTATTCCAGATGGGTGGGCGGGCCTTTGCTGGAGCCGAGGGCGGTTTGAGCAAAATGGCTCAAGCTACTGCTCTTACTGGAACCTCCATCCTCAGCGGACGTGAGGCGGAGGCCCTCATTAGCGGCAAGCCCGCTACTCAGATTACGCGAGAAAATGCGTTCAAAGAGGTGATCTTCCCGTCGTTGATATCGGGAGGTCTGTCTGGAATGGCTCAGATGTTTGGTCGTGGCGGGGATATGGTTCGGGAGATTGGTGCGCGGCGAGCCTTCTTGGAGTCGCTTGGAGTTAAGAATCCAACTCTTGGAGCATTGATGCCGCAACGGTTTGGTCAGATTGAATTGGCTGGTTCGGGACCCGGCATTTCCGGCATCACGGAACAGCGTCTGGCGATGGGACAGCAGGCTTCGGATGTTGCCCAGAACCGCTTCTTCAGGAGCAACTATGCTAGCAATGAGACGGTTGCTTCTCGGATTAATCCTGAGATTGAGCGCATTCGTCTGGCGGATGAGAACTACGCCCGCGCCAACACGGCATATGAGCAGGCTAATGCCACGTACAAGGCTGCTCAGGAAGCCGCTAACCTGACTCCTGCTGAGAAGGCTCTTGCCCTTCAGGACGCTCAGGAACAGGTGTATCGCGCCATTCAAGTTAAGGCTAATTCCCTGTTGGATGCTTCGATCGGGATTCCAAGCGAAAAGAGCGGAAAGGCGGGTGAGGTCACCAAGGTCATTGGCGATTTGTTCGCTTTACGGAGCAACGTAGCCAAAGACAAGTATGCCCCACTTCGCGCAGTTGGTGCGGAGTTTGCCCTGGAGGACATTGAAGGTGCGGCAAAGCGCGCAATGGGTGATTACGCCAATACTGAGGAGGGCAAGTTACTACTGTCTGGAATCAGGAACTATCGAGGCGATGGCGTTACCGTACTCCCGCAGCGTCCAAACCCCGCTGCTCAGATGGACCCGAGTGCGCCTCTGTTCCTTGAGCCGGAAGTCCGGTACGACTTGGAGGGGGTTCGCCAGATGCGCGAATCCTTGGCCGAGATCATCGACGGCGTACAGGATGGTGGTGCCGTGAAGAGGATGGAGAGGGAGGCTGCTAAGGCTTACAAGGCGGTCAACGAATCCGTCCGGGCTCGTCTTGAGGCTACTGGTGGCCCTCAATTGGTTCAGCAATGGGATGCTGCGCGGGACTACTGGTCCTCGTCGTATCGGGCAATGGAAACGGATGATGTGGCCCTCCGCTTGCTGATGCGAGGAAAGGTTACTGCGCCTCAGATTGACTCATTGGCCGGTCGCCTAATCGCTGGTGATGGCGGAACGGTAAATGCGGTGAATGGATTTGTGGATGCGGTTTCTCAGTCCGATCCTGAGCAGCGGAAACTTGCGTTGTCGGCCATTGGTTCCGCCGTTTCCAATTCACTACTGAACAAGCACTTCGGTGCTGGAACAGTGAACTGGAATGGCGTTTTTGACGACGTCCTCAAGTTCTCCGGCGTTCAGGGGATGCAGTCTATCCTCCCCGTTGAGAAGTTTGGCTTAGGCACTCGTTCCCAAATTGCCCAGAGTCGGGCCGTGATACGCGACTTCTCCAAGCGAGGGCTTACTGACGAGGCTATTGGAGAGGCTATGGCTAGCCCGCTATTTACGCAGGCTGTTGAGGCCGGTTCTTCTACTGCCAAGCCACTTACACAGGCTATGGCCCAAGCCGAGTACAAGCAGCGCGTGCTTCTGGCTGAAGCCTATTTTGCGGCTGGAATGAAGGACAAGGCCAATCGCGAGTTTGACAAAGCGCAACAGGCTCTTGGTAAAGCCAACCTAGAAAAGGCCCAATCCGCAATCAAATTGGCCGAGGTTCGCAGCGATCCAGCTTATCTGGTACTAACGGGACAAGCAAAGCTTAGTAATGTGCCGGAAGCGACGGCTGGTCGTATTGGAGACTTGCTTCTGAAAACCGAGACTGGGGTTGGTCGTTCGTATCTGGCTAATCTCGCCAAGACCGACCCGGCCACTTACGACGCCGTTGCTACCAATACCCTTGCCAACTTCCTTGAGCGCCATTTGAAGACGACTGGCGAGGTCAACTTCAACTCCCTGCGCCAGCAGTTTAGCCGGCAGAACACAGAGTTCCGCAAGTTGGCCGATATCTTCCCGTCCCAGACGATGGATCGACTGGCGGCAATGCCGGATATGGTCCGCATTATGGACGACACCTTGAGTGCCCGTCCTGTGTCCGATAGCAGTCTGCGGCGGTTTGCCCAGATTTTCGGTCTAGGCGTCGGTACTGCACGCGCAATCCAAAGCGGTAGCGTACCTACTCAGGCCCTTGCCGTTCAAGGTGCGGTGAAGACCGCTGGTGCCCTGTTGGCTAACAGCACATACCACATTGTTGCAAGCCAGTTGCTCAATCCTAGCCGTTCGCTCATCACTCCTGGAGCCAGCTTTGCTGAGGCCATAGCCCGTATGCCCACGCAGCAGGCCCTCATACTGATGAACAACGAGCGTCTGGCTTCCGAGATGGCCCGCGCTGACGAGGAAGCTAAGCGTCCTCGGCGATAACCGGCCAGATGGACTCCCACTCCGGTTCCAGAAAGAACCGGGTGCCATCACTCTCTCCCCCGTAAATCTCACCCTCCAGGCACGGCTGGCCGCTTGGATGGGTGGTGGTGCGGAGAACGTGGAATCTGTGTCCCTTAATCGGCAGACACCAGAGGGTGCCGTCCGCTAAGGTGATGAGCACCGCATCTACAACGGGTCGAAACCTAAAGAGTCTGGGGCCTTCGATGGTCAAGAGGTGCCGCGAATCTGACACTCAATGCGGTCGTGGCCGCCCCGCTCGGTGCGGGTGTAAGTTATCTCAAACTCAATCCAGCCCAGAGCACAAGCAGACCGTCCCGCGTCCACGTTGTAGCTCACCCTGTCGGGCTCGTAAGACTTGAGGAACGAGCCTGTGCGTCCCAGCCAAGGGGTGCGTTCGTTCAGATGGACGTAGGGCTTTTGGCTGGTGTTATGAAGCCGTAGGCGGGGGCTGGAGGGGATGCAGCCTTTCGCGTGGGTATGGCCCATCAGGTAGATGTCAGCCTCCGCCGTGGCGCTCATTTTCTCGATGGTGTTGAACTGGGAGCCCGGGAGCCCTCCTCCTCCTTTTCCGTGGTGGGCGAAGATGTCGAGGTGGGCGTGGTGGTTTCCTTTGCCGAAACGGAACGCCACCCGAAGCAGCGAGCTAACGCCCAAGAACCGGCAGCCCAGATGATGAGCCAGCAGATGGTCAGTAGTTTGACCATCAGGGAAAGCGAAATAATGATTGCCGCCAAGCAAGCCAAGGCAGCGCCCGCGCATAAACCCAAGCTCATTAGCAAGAGTGCGAGCAACACCCTTGTAAACGTCGTCAAGGGTGCGCTTAGTAGTATCGTGCAGGCCGGGATCATTGAGGACAATCCTTTCTGAGGTGCTAACCCCATCCGTGTAGTCGCCTAGGCCGAGGAATAGGGCGTTCTTCTGCTTCTTGGCGTAAGCTAAAAACTCCTGCCAATGGCGGTGGGCGTGCATATCGGAGTCACGGTGGATGTCTCCGAAAGGGATGAGGCGGATGGGCTCTCCAAATTTGGCCTCTACCTCGACGCGGTGGGTGGTAAACAAACCTGTGGTTTTCAACGGTAGCGGGCCGTCTTGGCGGCAATCTTCTTAGGCTGGGCCACGAATTGCTTGCCAGACCGCATTCCTTTGCGTTTTGCGGCGTTTGTGGCGGCCTTCTCGGCTGGGGATAGGCTCTTCCACGCTGCGTCCGGCAAATACCTCTCTCCGGTCTGCAATGAGGGTTTGCCAGAGTTGGTGCGCCATTTCTGGCGGGTCCACTCGGCTAGGGAGCGTTGTTGGGGCTTAAGTGGCATCTCGGTAGTCTCCTTTAAGTTCTAGGTAGGTTGCTGCTGATCTTAGGACATTGGGATTATCGCGGAAAAGACCAAGCCCTCGGTTGCAGGTTTTGCACAGAACGCCGCGAAAGCCTCCGGTAGCGTGATTGTGGTCGATTGCGCTATCCATCAGCTCAATGGGGTTAGTGCATATCGGACATTTGCCGCCTTGCTGCTCATATGCGGTGGCTAATTGCTCCGGGGTTATTCCGCGACGAGCGCACCGTTTTACAAGGGTCCATTTGTCCTTGTTCCGATACTCGCGTACACGGTCTGGGTTTCGGCTTATCCAGTCCTTGTGCGCTTGGTAGTGGCATTGGTTGCACCAACTTTTTACGAGGTGCTTCTGGTCGCCGCACCTACTCCTAAAGTCGGTTAGTGGCTTCTCCTTTTCACACTTGGAGCAAACCTTAGTCACGGTATCCACCGCCTTTAGCCTTGTATTCCCTAGCCAACATTTGTGCCTTTCTCCCGCTCCACTGCCCTGCCCTCCCCCCTTTAGAACCAGCCTTCACGCGCTCAAAGATGCGCTTACGGAGGGTGGGTTTTGTGTAGACGCCGGCTGAGTTTACGGTGGATTTCCTCATAGAGTCTTTCGGTTGGCCTTCCTCACTTCCCGCTCTTTGCCGGTTTTGACGGCGTGGCAGGCTTGGCAAAGTATTTGATAGCCGGACTGTTCGACGAAGAGCCTGGCGATGAATTCGTCCCAAGAGACAAAGCCGCGAACGGGGTCCACGACAGGCACGATGTGGTCAACCTTGGCTTCCTTGTTTGGAACAATGGAGGAGCAGGCGGCACATTTGTAGGAGTTGCGGGCAACTCTGGCTGCTTTCTTGGCTCCGTATTTCGGAGCCCAGCGAGAGGAGGCGCGGCGAAGTGCCGAGACGATGAATGACCTAAAGCGGGCATCTGTCCAAGCTCCGTTACACCTCATCCAAGTGTTCTCCGAATGACCTCATTGCCAAGCCATAATACACATACGTGGATGTGCTTGCAGCGGTCTCTTTCGGGGTGGGGGTATTCATTCTGGGGCAGGCCCTGCTTCAGGCGGGGCTGGCAGCGTGTTTCCCAGTCCCTGCAGGTGCATTGACCCCGCCCCTTGTGCAGGGAGAGGTCAACGACGTAGAACTCCTCTTCCTTGCTCTCGGATAAAACGTGGAAGAGAAGTTGTCCACGATGCTCAATTCTTGGCGGAGGCTTCACCTTGCAGCCGGTCTTTCCGGGCCAAGATCAATTTGTGATACCTCTCGATGGCCTTAAACTGGTCCACCGGGTCATCAGAACCCCCGATGTCGTTAACCATATCCTCCATCAGCTTTTCCTCTAGAACTTCTAATTTGCGGGGCGGCGTAGTAGCCATTGGTGTAGTTCGGCCCATTTAGGGTCGGCGTGTATTTGGTCGTGGCACACTCGGCAAACAGCTAGGAAGATGCGTTCGTCGCATAGCTTCCCACCTCGTCCGAGCGGCAACTTGTGGTGGATGTCCTGGCTGTCTCTTCTCTGACAGACCTGACAGGTTGGGTTGGAGGCAAGGTAGTCGGCCCTGAGAACCCGGTAGATTCTCAGAGCCTCCTGCCTGCGTTTACTTACCTTTCTTAGCGGCGACCGCTTCACCGAAGTTAATGAGTCGGTCGTAGAGCTTCCAAAGACGCTTGGAGGTCTTGGGGTCCACTTTCTGAAGATTGGCGGCGCGCAGGGCCACGCAGTATGACAAAAACGCCAAGTCCCGGTTGTTAAGCCTTAACGCGGGGGTCGTACTTGTTCGCATAACGCCAGATGTTGCAGGCACTCAGGAACATATCGAAGGCATC